ATAGACAAAGAGGAACTAAATATAGATAACATGTCTGAACTCTCCGAGATACTAGTATCCTTTATAAATACACTAACAAGTTACTCTTCAAAAGTTAAATTCAAGAGAGATATTCTATTTAGTATTTTAAAGTTTACCAATAAATTACCTGTTATTACATATGTTCAAGATTTTATAGAAGTATATTAGGAGATTAGTTATGAAAGATGAGAGATGCTCTTGTGATAAGAGTAAGTGTTGTAGATGTGGTAAGGAGTGTGCTTGCAAGAAGTTAACCTCTCCAGTCGAAAACTCTGGTTCTACTAAGAAAATGAATCTTAAGGATGGACAAGTTATAGAAGGTAGGAATTTTAATTTGAATGATTAGGGGTTTTCCATTATGAATGTTATTAGATTAGGAAATGAGCCCGATCTCTTCGATAATGAAGCTTATAGAAAATCAGTGGCTTCCTATAAAAGATCGGAAGCCCGAAAGAAGGCTAAGGCAAGTAGAAAAACTGGAGTTACCCCGAAACTTTATGGTAATTATAAAAAATTACAAGATATCTACGAAGCAGGTAAATTGTATGATAAAGTATTTTACGATCAGGCAATAGCCTATGTAAAAAGTTTACTTAATAAGTTTTTATGGCAAAACCAGTTCGGGGAAGATAATATAAATGATTGTTTTATAGATATATATGAAAAAGTTACTAAGAATTATGATCCCCTTAAAGGAAATCTAGGCACTTTTATAAGAGCCGTAGTAAGAAACTACACTACCAAGGTTAACTATAAACTCCAGAACCACCCAGACCCTATCAGTTTAAATTTTGAATACATAGATAGGGAAGAGTTACAGAGGTCATCCTATTCATCTCCAGACGAGTCCTCAGATGAGGAAGATGAAGACTTAGGTAATGTAGAGGAGTACTGTACTAGCCTTAAATGTGAGAATGAGTTAGATGAAGTAGAGTATTATTGTGACCTATTGAATGTATACTCAAATATGAAAGAGCTTAGCAATAAAGATTTTAATAACATACATAAGATAGAAGCAGTGAAGAGGGATTTACTATGGAATATATGGAAACAGTCAAGTCAACTACTCTAAATATACCTATAAATAGAAGTACTTGTGTACTATTCTACTTATCAAAATCATTAAATATAGACATATCTTATTTGTATCAGTTTTATAAAAAATACAAAGAAGATACCTTTTACATATTTTTCATGCTAAGTGGTAAGAAAATAAGTATTCCTAAATCAGACAGACTTTTAAAATTATTTACGAACGCTGATGACATATATACTAAATTGACCAGAAATCCAGATAAGGTTATAACAAAACAAAAAGATTTGGAGATCTACAAAGCCATGTTAGACCAGATCGACGATGACTCATTTACTTTCGAAATATGACCTACTGTTTCTTTATATTATAATTTAGAAGGTTGGGAGGTAACATGTCAAATGCTCCAGAAGAAGATGGAAAAATACTTATAAATCAAGTACAAATATCATCTGATAGGAAAAGAAAATTAACTTCCCAGAGTATATCTCCAGATAAGTTCATGGATTTGGTAGCTGGGGAGTTTAAACATCTTAAGAAGTGTAATAGGATAATAAAGAAATTAGAGAAACTTGCATTCTCAGATGAATTTATATTCGGACTAGACGTAAAAGATTTTTTTAAGTTTTATGAGATAATGTTAAAAGACAAGAATGTATCCTTGTCTTTTTACGCTAAACTTTATGAGTCTGCGACAAAGAATGAATTACTTAGAACTTATTTTGAAAAACAAAAAGAAGAAACTCAGGGAGGCATGCCTCAAGATACTAGAATTCGTAGAGTGGTTAACGAAATAAGAGCTAGAGCTAAAGAAGCCCAGACTCAAATTAAACGAGAAGAAGACGGAGTAAGTGGAGATAATGAGCTATCATGATACTCTTGACTATGTAAGCGAAATACTAACAAGCGACCCTGACCTATCTGTATACGAGATGGGAGAAGTCATCTACGAGTTGACAACTAATTGTTACAAGACCAAGCCCGTGGATATAGAAACTTTTATAAGAGACCCATACTATTTAGGAAACTCCTTGGGTGATAATATCTATCCCCTGTGGATAGATTTATTAAAACAGATACATCCCCACCCTTGCTTAAATATGTATAATGAGATAGCCCTATCCACCGCAATAGGGGTGGGTAAGTGCTTAGGAAAAGGAACTCGTATTTTAATGTTCGACGGCTCTATCAAGAGAGTAGAGAGTGTTAAAATAGGGGACTTATTAATGGGAGACGACTCCACACCTAGAAGAGTTCTTTCATTAGCCAGAGGTCGAGAGGATATGTACGAAGTCGTCCCTTCTGATAATGGGGATTCCTTTACTTGCAATAAATCTCATATTCTTAGTTTAAAAGATAGATATCATGGCAGTATAACCAATATCTCGGTATCAGAGTACTTAGAAAAAGACGATAACTTTAAAACAGTCAATAAATTGTACAGAAAAGCTGTCCACTATTCAGAAGAGCCCTTAACTATAGGTGCATATACTTACGGTCGTTGGTTAGGATCGGAATCCTCAGAGGACACTCTTATGTATAATCCAGAAGAGTTTCCAACATCCTATCATATATATAAATCAGTAACATCAGGGGATAGTTCAATACCTAAAGAGTACTTAGTCAATTCAGAAGAGAATAGATTGAAACTTTTAGCGGGTATCTTAGATTCCTCAGAATTAGATCTCAGATATCCAGATCAAGATATTCTATCAGTTACAGTTAAAAACTTAGTATTAGCAGAAGATATAGTATATTTGAGTAGATCCCTAGGCTTTTCAGCTAAATTGGAAAAGGATACTTATTTTACATCTACAGGGTACTACGTAGACATATCTGGAGATTTCTCCAGAGTACCCTCAGACTTTAGGATGGACAGTATATCAACTAGAGACGGCCTATTAGAAACCGACTTTACATTAAATTTTCTAGGGGAGGGGGATTACTATGGGTTTACTCTGGACTGTAATCATTTATACCTATTAGGAGATTTTACAGTAACTCATAACACAACATGTGCTATAATATCTATGGTTTATGAGATGTATAAGCTACTATGCCTTAAAAATCCATATGAATTTTACTCCATAACAAAGGGAACCGATAAATTTTCGTTTGCATTAATAGCCCCTACCCATGCTCAAGGGACTTCAGTAGCTTTTGGAAAACTGTTGGGCATGATAAACACTTCTCCATTTTTCAAGGATGTAAAAGCAACTCCAAAAGCTAGATCCTCAGTATCTGAGGAGGGAATCCATATAGGAGACAACATAACAGTACATACAGGTTCAAAAATGGACCACTTGATAGGAAAATTGACTTTCTGCGGTCTCATGGATGAGGTATCCTTTTTTCAAGGTAAAGATGCCATAGCAAAAGTAAAAGATTTACACATGGGATTTACTGGAAGAAAGAAATCAAGATTTATACACTTAGGGGAGTTCATACCAGGAGTTCTATGGATGGTAAGTTCCCCAATAGACGAACAAGACTATCTAAATACTGCCATAGAAGAGATGCAAAGTAATCAGTATGGTATATATTTCGACAACATAAGTCTGTGGGAAGTCAAGGGGGACTACTTAGGGGATAAATTTAAGGTATTCTTAGGAGACGATAAAAAAGAACCATGCATTATTCGTGAAGAGGATAAAGTACCTGAGGATATAAAGGCTTTGGCAATAGAAGTACCTATGGAATACTATAGGGAATTTGATTTAAACATATCCAGAGCTGTAAGGGATATTGCAGGAAGAAGAATAAGAGCTGACATATCCCTATTCAAATCTAAGAAGCAGTTAGTAAGTCTATTCGTAAACCCTAATAGATTTAAGAGTGATGTCATAAGCATGTCTTTTAATGATCCATTAGATAAGTTAGAAAATTATGTTACAAGCCTAGATTACTTCAAGAAACCCCTAAATCCACAATGTTATAGATTTATACACTTAGATGCTGCGACAAAAAAGGATAAATTTGGAATATCTGCGGTATACAGTACTCTAGAAGACTTTGATCTTTATAAAACTGATATAAACATGCCAAGCTTTAAAAGAAAAGAAAGAATGTTTTATGTTGATTTTGCAGTAGCTATAGAAGCCCGTAAAGGGGAAGAGATTAACATATACAAAGTAATGGACTTTATATTTTTATTAAAGAAGTTAGGATACCCTATAAAGGTAGTAAGCTCAGATATGTTCCAAGGAGATGTAATGAGACAATTCTTAAGATTGCACGGAACTACTACAGCATATTTATCAGTAGATAGAACTAAAGATCCATATTACGCTTTAAAAGAGTTGGTAAATAATAATAAAATAATTGGAGTTAAAAATGAGTTTCTAATAAAAGAACTTTTGGGTCTTAGAGAGCTCACTAAAAAAGTAGATCACCTCGCAAACAGCTGTTTCACGGGAGATACTCAAATAAAACTATTAGATGGAACCTCGAAGAGTTTTAAAGAGTTATCTGATTTAGGAACTTCTAATGAGTTTTGGGTATATGGATGCCTGCCTGATGGAACTATCGTTCCAGCCAAGGCATATAACGCTCATAAGACAAAAGAAGTCTCCTGTCTAGTAGAAGTCTGCCTAGATGATGAGAGAGATCCTATAAGATGCACCCCTGAGCATTTATTTATGATGAGGGATGGATCTTATAAACAAGCTCAATACTTAGAACCTAAGGATTCTCTAATGCCTATATACATTAAAGAGCAAAATTACAAATATAGGAGTGGAGGCGTAGGTAGGTATTTTCAAATTAAGAATAATAAAACAGGAAGATACAATTTTATCCATAGATTAGTAGCATCCTATCACTATCAGCATACCTTAGCTAAGGACGAAGTAGTACATCATAGGAATTTCAAACCAAGTGATAATTCTCCAGAAAATTTAGAAATAATGAGCATATCAGATCACACTAGAAGACATGCCTTTCTGAGTGGACTAGGGAGACTCCACACGGATAAGAGAGTAGCTTCTTTTAAAAAGAACTATTGGGCTAATCCAGATAACTCAAAGAGGAGAGATGACAGACTTAAAATTAAATTGGATAGGCAAGAGTACATGAAAACTGATAAATATAGACAAGACATTTTAAATATGAGATTAACTAATGAAAATATCATAGCTAGGAATAAGATTGCAGGTAAAAAACTAAATGAAATATACTGGAAAAGTAGTGAAGGGAAAGCTAGAAAAGCAGAAGTTTGGGAATATCAACAACAGACGATGAGAGATGGTCAGAAAGAATATTTTGACGAACTAGCTAAACAGAGAAAAGAGCCATGGAAAGAGTATATCCTTAGCTATCAACATGCTATGCATGTTGCAGGAGGTTATGTAAAATCGTGGGCTAAGAGAATAGACTCGAGTACCTTTCAAATAAACTCAGAAAAACTTAGAGGCATGCCCTTAGAAGAAATACTTAGGGTTACTGGTCTTTCTCCTAAAAAGTTAACTAACTACTTAGTAAGGTTGGGTAAGTTAGACATACTTCCAGAGTATAATCATAAAGTAGTCAGAGTATCCGTAATAGAACTAGACGTAACCGAAGATGTCTACGATATAACTGTCCCATCCACGAATAATTTTGCGTTGGATAATGGAATATTTGTACACAATTCAAAAGATTTAAGTGACTC